CCCCATACTTTAGGAGGTTCAGTTCCACTAAGTTTGACCCTAAGTACGCGGAGTATGCATCTTCTGGTAGGTGCTATAACCTAGCCTACAACATGGCGAAAGAAACTGGCCTTACATACGTTGAGGGGTTGCTAATGGTTAAGGGCAAAGACAATGTTGTATGTGCTATAGGGCATGCTTGGTGTGCTACTGGAGATGGCATGATGTTAAAGGTACTGGACCCCGCGATGGCCTCATTTCAGCACAGGAGAGAGCTAATGTACGTTGGTGTACCGCTACACCTTAGCTACGTGGAGAAGATGGCCTCACTGTACGGAAACATAGGTGTACTAGATGGTAACCCTAATGGCCCTATTGATGGGGTGTACGTGGATAATCCAGAGGAGTGGTTAGTACTATGAGTGTGTACTCTATTATCTATGACAACCACAGAGGGTATGTGAGGGTAGAGGCTGATACTGAGTACAAAGCCAAGGCCGAATTTAAGAAGGCCACGGGGCTAAGTAGAATGCCCTACGGTCACCAGATTATAAATGTAACAAGGTTAGTATCAATACAAAAGCATATATAGGAGCTAAAATGGGTGACATGGGTGATGATTTCAGAGCAATGAAGGAATACAAGAAAAGTCATAGGGCTAACACGCTAGAAGCTAACACAAAGGCCATTACAGAGTTACAGGCAGGAGGACTACCACTTGTGTGGCTTACACCATACCAAGTAAGATTGCACATGGATGGCAAGCCCAGAGTGGACTTCTATCCGTCTAGCAATAGGTTTGTGTTACGGTGGAATGATAGAACTAAGACCACTACAATGTACGGAGGGCTGTCATCATTCCTAAACTGGTATAAGAAGCAGACTAGTGCTGATGGAGTAACATGCGATAGGCATAGAGTAGTTGGGTAGTATGCGTCAGGCTGACCTAAAGTTGTGCAATTGATTGCAATAACTTGACAAACTATTTTAATATGGTATTATAAACGTATAGGCAATTACTTAATACCACAAGGAGGTGGAGTATAATGACTACAGCTAAAACAACCAAAGTACGTATTTTAAAGGCATTACTTCCAGAGTCACTTGCACGTATGAGAAAGCGCATTCAGGACTCTATAAGAAAGAACAATGCCGATGGAATATCCGCCAATAAATTTATGCAAGCAATGGATAAGCTATGAGGGTTGTATCACGTCATCAAGGTAAAGAGACAACCCATGAGATACCACCTGAGGTATCTGTACTGGTGGCCCAGCCTACCATAAAGGTAACATGCCCAGATGCTTACTTAATAAGTGCAGAGACCACAGCTAAGACCATGCGTGAAATGTCACAGAGAGCGTGGGAGCATATCAGCACCGGAGAGCTATTCAAGCACTTATACGGCATATTGTTCAAGGGTGATACATACATCCCAAAAACTATAGAAGAGATGCTGGAAGAGGACGCGGCATGCATCCACGGGGCTGGCTTAATCATTCAATTGGTTGAGACTAGGTTTAACGGAGTGAAGCAGGTGCATATAGATAAGCCGGAGGCAAATATGCATCCACAGCAGGCACAGGCACTTATGTCAGTGGTCGAAGAGATTAAGAAAATACCATTAGGGGGAGATGTAAATGTATAAGCTAATAGCAACTTTATTGCTGATTTCACCATCACTGCGAAACTATGTTATGCGTAGTGCCTATAGTAAGCCCTACTTCCACTTGCATGGATACATGTATCGGTGGTGGGTGACACCAAGGTTCTTGCTAACAGAGGACGAGAACGGTAATCTGTGTCCTTATAGCTGGGTGCCTAAAGTGCTAAGATGTAGGCTACACCACATAGTACGTGAGGATGCCGGAAGAAGTCTTCACAACCATCCATGTGACAACGTTAGTATAGTATTGTCTGGGTGGTATTCTGAAAAGAGCCTGTCAAGTGAGAGTAGCACTAGAGGCATGTTAGACGAGTACATGTATGACGTTGCCCTGCCGTTTCAGGTAGTTAAGCGTAATGCAAAGGACTACCATTCAATAGTAGATGTATCCAACGATGGTGTGTTCTCTCTATGGTTTATGGGTAAGAAGGTGAATGAATGGGGATTCCTAGTTGGTGGTGAGCACATAGACCATAAGAATTACTTTATAGGGGTAGATAATGCGTAGTGCAGAAGAAGTTGGCAAAGAGATTGGCTTGTTGAAGGAGATTCTTCCATACATACCAGCAGTAAGTGCTTTTGATGATGATAACGTGTACACCGTTGAAAGTGTATGTGAGGTATTACTGTCGGGCAGTGTTGATGTTGCCACCTCTAGGGTTGCAATGTACAACAAAAGCAGGGAGCATAAAGAGGCGCTTATGATTCAACTAGAAGAAGCCCTTGAGTGGTACAACTGCGAGAGTGCCTATAGTCCATCAGGTGGTTGGGTTATATTTAAGCCAACTGTATTTCATTAGTAGAGGGGTTTGCGATGCAGAATTTAACATTACAGGACGCGGTGCGTAATATGGAAAGAACTGGTAATAGCAGGGTAGTTCCTATGTCCGTAGGAATATGGCCCCTAAAAACTGTTGTCATGGTGGTGGAGCTTGAGTACCTAGAGTATCGTGGAGGTGGAACCTATTGGCTACCAGCAACAGAAAAGGACTTAGAGTGGGAGTACCAACACACAGAAGGGTCAATTATTGATTCCGTTATCAAAAACAAACCAGAAAAGTTTGGTAGGCCATCCGTTGGTGTGCTACAAAGCATCATCGGTGTTGTTAGCATGAAGTGGTCTAGCTTAAGGCCAATAGACCCTGTGCCTGTCCACATGCTTGGGGATATTGTACGGGCTACAGGGGCATTGATAAGCATAGCAGAGTCATTACAAGAACAGTTATCAGCGGAGAAAAGAAATGAGCGATGAAACTAGCAATGGACCAAGCGCTACTGCTGATATGCTATCCATAGCCTTAATAGCACTAATGGCAGAGAACAAGATACCAGTATTTAGGTTAACTCCAGAAATAGCTTACGCAGTACGTGAACTTGGTGTTCTGTTAGCTCTGGACCCTGATACCAAAACAGTGACGTTAACTTTATCCTCAGCACAGGAAGTTATCTCCCAGATTAAGCTACATGAAATGCCTGTTGATTCTGCTGAACAATAATTTGCAATCAATTGCAAATAATACTTGACAAACTATTTGAATGTGGTATTATAACTATATCGAAATTTATTAAACACATGGAGGTGTAAAAATGTTATACGCAACTACAGAACGTGCCCTTTTAGGGGCTAAGACAAACTCTCAAGGCGACAGAGTTGTGCGCATGCAGAGTAGCAGTAATCCGAACAAGTTTTATAATGTGGACATCACTAATGGTCGGTGCAGTTGCCCTGCATGGATTCACCAAAAGAATGGTCGCAAACCATGTAAGCATTTACGCGCTTTAGGATTCACGGCTGTACATGTTACCGACGTTGTTGCCGAGTACATCCACAAAGAACAAGCAAGTGAAAAGCAAACAGTTTATACAGGGGCACTATAGTATGAAGTTCAAACCAATGTTAGCCGCAGAGGGTGCAGATGGAGACATAACCTACCCTAAGATTGCACTGCCAAAACATAATGGTGTGCGTGGCTTAGTATCCGATGGTGTTCTACTAGCTAGAAGCTTGAAACCGATAGTGAATAAGTACACAAGCTCGCTATTCAGTTACCACGAGTTAAATGGCCTAGAGGGTGAGTTAGTGGTAGGAGACCCGTTTCATGAAGAGGTCTTCACTAATACCACCTCAGGTGTTACATCGGTTGGTGGGGAGCCTGACGTGTGTTGGTACTTGTTTGATATGTACCACCCTACCAAACCATTCTCAGAACGCTTGGCAGAGCTAGCACAGAGGGCTGAGAGGTACGATACCAAGTATGTACAGGTAATCCCACATTTCGTAGTAAACTCAGACCTAGAGGTGCAGGAATACGCTGAGTGGGCATTGAGTAAAGGCTTCGAGGGGTTAGTACTACGTGACCCAGATGCGAAGTACAAAGAGGGAAGGGCAACCAGTCTGGAGAACACCTTTCTTAGGTATGTACCTTGGTTTACAAGTGAGGCAGAAATCCTAGGGGTAACAGAGGGTGAGATAAACACCAATGAATCTAAGCCCAACGAACTAGGTAACCTAAAGAAATCTACTTCCAAGGCAGGTAAGATACCGTCAGGTAGGGCAGGTACATTTCAAGTTAGAGACCTAAAGACAGGAACAGAGTTCTCTATGTCTGTGCCGACTGTGGCTCTACAGGAACTAGTGTGGAAAGACACAAGTAAGTACGTGGGCAAGATTGCCAGATATAAATTCAAAATAGGGGTGAAGAAGGATATGCCAAGATTCGCCCAGTACGAGGGTATTAGAGACCCGATTGATATGAGTTAGCAGTAAGCGGTGCCATGCCCGAATCCCAATTGTTAGGTTAAGACATGGTGCTGGTCGTCTGGTGGCAACCTTCCAGTAATGGAACCGAGGGGTTATGGCCTCAACTGTAGACCACTGACCGATGTGGGCAAAGCCAGCAAAAGGGTGCAAAGCCCTATAATTTTAACTAAGGAGAGTAATATGATAGTAGATAGCGTTAGCGATTACCACAATAAGGCCCTAAGAACACTAAAGGAGGCCACTAATGTGAAGGAGTTACGACTGCATGCGGCATTAGGGCTTAGCGGGGAGTCAGCAGAGTTACTGGAGGTTCTTGAGGGAGACCATGATTCTATACCAGCTTACTTGGATAAGGCCGTCATAGAGTTGGGCGACATCATGTGGTACTTGCCAGCACTTTGCTTGTCACTACATACCACTATGGAAGAGTTGGCGACCCGTAGCACTAAGTTACAGTACCAAATGACAGCAGTGAATGGGCTGGTAATTCATTCCGGTAAAATCCTTGATGCAGTGAAAAAAGAGTACATCTACGGTAAGGCCATTGATAGAGATTCACTGCTAGACCATGCCACTATGGTTTTCAACCATGCCATTGCAGTATGCCCTCAATTAGAAACCAACATAATGACTGTGCTGACAAAGAACATAGCAAAGTTGGCAGTGCGCTACCCAGAGAAGTACTCTGATGATTTAGCTATCAACAAGAATGAAGAGGCCGAAAATGCAATCGCCAATAACGCCGCATGAAATCTGGAGGGTAAACCCTCACCAGAATGTAATTAGGACTGTGGTACTAAGAGTACTAACAGGAATGTATAGGTAGGGCTATGAGTAGAACAGTCCATAACCACTACTATAAGGATGTACGTCATTTAGAGTATGTTGACGTGTATCGCATAATTGCCCTATTTTCTGTTACAGACCCATGTATTCAGCATGCCCTAAAGAAGGTACTAGTGGCAGGTGGTCGTGGGGCTGGTAAGGATATTAGTAGGGACATCCAAGAGGCCATTGACTCACTAGAGCGGTGGAAAGAAATGCAAAAAGAGAACTCTTTAACAGAGGTAGAAGGGAGAAATGTAAATGAATAACGCCATACATGTTTTAGACCACGGACTAGTACGATTAGTAGAGCACATGGGGTCAGATTTGAGTATAGTGAGGTCGGCACGAGTGTCATACGGTGCGGAGTGGAGGGCTGGTGAGGACGATGGCAAAGATGCCAAGCTTCTTAATTATCTGATTAAGAATAAGCACACATCACCCTTTGAAAGCTGTGTATTCACGTTCGAGGTAAAGGCGCCTATATTCGTATTCCGCCAATGGCATAGGCACCGTACATGGAGCTTCAATGAGATTAGCGCTAGGTATGCTGAATTACCAGAAGAGTTCTACGTACCAGAACCTAAGAACTATGGGGTTCAAAGTGCTAGTAATAAGCAGATGCGTGATTTGTCAGATGGGGTTGATGGGTACAGTGCCGACGACTGGGAAAAGTTCCTGCGGTGGGAGCGAGAGCAACGTGAAATGATGGAACAATGCTTTGTTCTTTATCGCAAGCACATAGCAGAGGGCATGCCTAGAGAGCTAGCAAGAGCAGTACTGCCACTAGCGACCTACAGCCACATGTTTGCCACGGTAGACCTGCACAACCTAATGCACTTCTTACGACTGAGATTGCATAGCCATAGTCAGTATGAAATCCGTGTGTATGCAGAGGCAATGCTTAAGTTAATTGAACCTCTAGTACCACATTCAGTAAATGCATTCAAAGAGCACGTGCTTGGGGGTTTAGTATGACGCCATTTACCAGAGTTGACATGCCAAAGGAGTACACCAATGTACCAAGCCTTATGGCCTCTTTTGGTATCACAGAGCAAGAGGCAATCGCCTATGCTACTAGGTACTCTCAACTGACAGTCTACTTGAATGATAAGTATCAGGTGATGGTGTCAGAGGTCATGGATGTCCCAAACTTTCCTAGTGTGATTCATCTATCCATTAAGAACCTTAACAACGAGGCGGTTCATGACTGGAGAGACTTGCAGTCCATAAAGAATATGCTTGTCGGAGAAGAGAATGAGGGCATAGAGATATACCCTGCCGAGGAGAGATTAGTTGATATGGCTAACCAATATCACTTGTGGGTGTTCGCTGATAAGAAGGTGCGAATTCCTATTGGGTGGAATAAAAGAATGGTTAGCGGGTCGGAGAGGGCAAAGGCTGTAGGAGCTAACCAGAGGGACTATAGCGCTTAAATAAATTTGCAATCAATTGCACAACACTTGACAAACTATTTTAATATGTTATTATAGATACATACAGAAATTAAATAGCACACGGAGGTGCGAAGTGGCGATAGTAATAAAATCAAAATCAAAAGCAGTAGACCTTTACCCTTTTGGAGTACATGGAACTAAGTCCAAGGGCAGTTCAAGTATGAAAGAGGTACTCGGAGGTAAAGGTGCTAATCTGTGCGAAATGTCCAACATAGGAATAAGAGTACCCGAAGGTGTTGTTATCCCAACCCAGTACTGTGTTAGTTACCTATCCAACGGGGCAATATCCAACAAGATAATGCTCTCCACCATCATGGAGGGGGTGCTAGTCGAAGTTAGTGCCATTGAAGATGCTGTTGGGTATCAGCCATTATTTTCAGTGCGCAGTGGTGCAAGAGTATCAATGCCCGGAATGATGGACACGATTCTTAATGTAGGGCTGACTACTAGCAACTTGGATGAATGGGTAGATAGAATTGGCTTAGTGCCAGCACTAGATAGTTACCGTAGACTAATCCAAATGTTTGGTAGTGTTGTTGGTGGGATAAAGCTTGAAGCGTTTGAGGACATCCTCAAAGAGACAGGTGCGGCTGACCAGCCTACCGAGGAGACGCTAATAGAAACCATACATAGCTACAAAGAACTATACCTAGACTGTACGGCTACCGACTTCCCAGACACTTTAGAAGAGCAATTAGAGAAGTCTATCATTGCTGTATTCGAGTCATGGGATAATGATAGGGCAAAATCCTATAGAAAGATTCACGATATTCCAGAGGATTGGGGTACGGCAGTAACAATTCAGCGTATGGTCTTTGGTAACATGGGCGATGATTGCGCCACTGGGGTTGTATTCTCACGAGACCCGTCAACTGGAGAGAACATTCCGACGGGGGAGTACCTAGTGAACGCTCAAGGTGAGGATGTTGTGGCAGGCATTAGAACCCCACTACCACTAATAGATATGAAGGGGTGGCATAGTGACGTGCTAGACCAGCTATGTATGACCCTAAGTACACTAGAACATCATTACAAAGATATGCAAGATGTAGAGTTCACGGTAGAAAAAGGTGTGCTTTACATACTGCAAACTAGGGCAGGAAAGAGGAGTGCAAAAGCCAGCATAGTAATCACTCATGACCTACTGTCTGGTGGGTTTATTACAGAGGAACAGGCTAGGGAGCGGTTGAGTCTTGACCTGTTATCCAAGTCAATGACCTCTACGGTGAAAAGCACCTTTACCACACCGCCTGATGTTGTGGGTATTCCTGCTGGTGGAGGGGTTGTAAAAGGTAGAGTAGCTACCTCGGCTCAAATAGCACTAGGGGTTCCAGCACCTACAAAAATTATCTTAGTAACACAGGAAACAAACCCAGACGACATTGCAGGTATGCATGTCTCAGTGGGAATCCTAACAGCTACCGGAGGGCTGACCTCTCACGCGGCAGTGGTTGCTAGGGGTATGAACAAGGCATGCGTAGTAGGAGCCACCCAGTTAGAAGTGAAAAATAACAAGGTGTATTGCAATGGTGAACCGATAGCACAGGATGGAGACGAGTGTTGTATAGACGGTGCAACTGGCAATGTGTGGTTCGGGAAGGATGTGCCAGTTGACGCAGGAGGGGTGATTGCGGAGGCCTTTAGTCTAATCAACTTATTAAGTAATGGTAGGCCAATGCTGGTTGACGTTGACGTTAAAGCCCCAAACTATGGGCTGGTTGATGTGTCAGGAACCGTCATATTACGTAGCGCCTCTTTAGAGAGCGATGATGTACCAGACGAGCTTATTGGGGATATTCTGGAGAAGGCCAAGGAAATGTATGGTAGTGGGCTGATAGTTGAGCTTGAACCTCTTGGCTACCTAGATTCGACGTTTGGTGTTGTGCAGTCAATGGTGAGCAGTAGTTATGTATTTAATTACGTGCTGAGAGTTGCAGGGGTGATGAGGGCTAGATGTATTGATGCTCAGGTCATACTTCCAAATGTAGGTAGTGCTAGTAAAGGAGATGCAGAGGCCTTATCTAATGGGCTGAATGTTATCCATGCAGTCAAGGACATGCAGAGCCTTTCAGAGTGTGCTGGAAAGACCGTTGTAGTATCCTCGGGGTGGTCTGCTTATGGGGAAGAAGAGGCAGTAAAAGTAATCATAGGAGCAATGAGCGGGAACGTACTTACCGTTGATAAGTACTGGTATGATGGGATTGCATAATGGCATTAGCGTTAACAATGAGAGACGGGCACAAGGTAATGATTGGGGCATCCACCTATACAGTGGTTGATGTACTTAACGGATTAGAGTTCTCCATAATTGGACCTAGTGGGAAATTTGCAATCAATTGCAATTCATGGGTTGAGATTGCTGATGGAGTAAAGGTTCAGGCAGGTATACCTAGGAACGTAGCAGGTGTGTTAGTAAGATTGGTGATAGACGCCGATAGAAGTATAAATATCTTTTTAGTTAAATAGGAGAGCAGTATGGCTGGAGAAGCATGTATTACGGTTAGATTTGGGACAGTCCATGGGACTATATTTGGTGGCCCTTTTGTAAAGGCCCCACGCGGGGCACGTCGGATGGTCACAGTAAAGATGGCTAAGGAGATTTCTGCCCCTCACGACATCAGCATCCCTACAGAGGACTTCAATGTGCCAAGTATGGGGGACATGAATGCTGGTGTTCTGGAGGCACTAGCACTTATGGCTGATGGCAATGACCTATATGTTGGGTGTTGGGGAGGCATTGGCAGAACCGGATTATTCATGGCTGTGATGGCTAAGATAATGTTTGCATACCACCAACAGCAAGTTGCGCCTGTTGCATTTGTTAGAGAAAAGTATAATCAACACGCAGTAGAGACTGCACAGCAAATGAGGTTTGTTGATGATTATGACGTAACTGGTGCTATAAAACTGCTCGAAGACCTACAACGTGGCAGAACCAAGGTGGTAGTTAAGGAAGTGACCAAGGAAGTGTACCGTGATGTTGTGCGTAATACTCTATGTGAGCGCGTTAGTGGTGCTGTGTCACGGACAATGAAATCAATACTTGACAAACTATCGTAATATGGTATTATAACCATATAGACACATATACCCAAGGAGGGGTGATGAAAACGTTAAATAACAACACAGCAGAGTTCTTGTTACGTGGTAGGTACAGTTGCAAGCCACATAACTTGTCTCACTACCACCTATCAGGTGTTGTCTCAGCAATGAAAAGTGCAAAGCTACCAATGCTCTCGCCAGAAATGTCAGCCTTGCAGTTCTACTACCTGAATCATGCTGTAGCAGAATTGTCATCCCGTAATACCGGACTAGTGGAGTTATCCTCAGAAGGTAAGAAGTTAGCTAACCTGTATCAGGATTCCATCGCCCAAATTGGAACTAGAATGTTTTTCTACTTGTTACTTATATGCACTAGGGAGTCTAGGCATGAGAGAACAAACAGAAATGACAAATACTGGATTGCACTACAGGGCAAATACGGTGAAGCTTTCGTAAAGTTTAGCGATAGCATAGAAGGCACAGGCTCTGAGACAGCAGTTAATAAGTTCCAGAGTTCAACGCCAGATACTACCTTAGGTAATTATACCAAGGGACTATGCGAGGTGTTTTACACAGGAGACTTCCATAAATCCTATGGTGGTAAGCCTTGGGGTGACATTGCGGCGTGTCTGCATAGTTACGTGTCAGGCGGTACTTCTTTAGAGGCCATGGTAGACACAGCGTTTACATTGGCTCACAACAATGGACCTATATTTAACAAAGGTCTGTACTTTCTCCAGTACAACGGCTTAATTTATAAGATATTAGACGTACAACGGTCAGGGCAAATACCTCAGCTAGTAACATGTGAGAACGTAGGTAAAACCACAGACGATATAAAATTGGCGGAGGCTACAGCTATAAGTGCTCTAGGTGAATCATTTGGTAAGGGGTATGTTGACTGGTTTAAGGTTGAGGCCCTTGGGTCTAAGCATCAGTATCCCTCAGAGAAGAAAGCACAGGTTCAACTACATGGTGAGCCCGTTAAGATGAAAATGAAGTCCCCAGTATTAGTAGGATTATCTGTAAGTGATGATGTACAGGTGCTTAACGATATTGGGTTAGGGTCAGTAAAAATAACACCTACCATAGGGGTGCAACTAGTGGAGAATAACCGTGAGTAATATACCAAAAAGATGTTTCGAGTCACATCCCCCTCTTATGATAGGGGAGTTCAAGGTATATGGTGGCTCATGTATGTACCCAGTTGTGAAAGACGCAGACGTGTATGTGGGTCTTGACCACAGTATGGCGGAGTCTAGTAAGGTCTACCCTTGGGAGTCAGGGCACTCATTCCAGTACAAGATTCATGATATGAGAGCACCGTCAAATCCATCTACTTTTAACCAGTTAGTGCAGTGGTTAGCTGTGCAGGTACGACTAGGGCATAAAGTGCATATCGGGTGTATAGGTGGTCACGGCAGGACGGGCACAGTACTAACAGCTCTGGTGTACGTGATGACGGGTAACACTAAGGCAATAGAATACGTGAGAGAGAATTACTGCGAAAAGGCTGTTGAGTCAACAGAGCAGATTAAATTCTTGATGACTCATTTTGGTCAGGAGGAGGCTAAGCCCACTAAGGAGGATATGTTCTCTCATTACAGAGGTGCTCACCACTCTACACGTATGGACAACCACCCAATGCCTAGGACGGTTCTAAAGAGGGGCGGTGTTGATAGGCACGTCAGTGTAGCTGTTAATCCAAAAGATAATATTAGCTTAATTTGGGCTAACCCTTGACAAACTATTTTAATATGGTATTATAACTATATATTAAATATTTAAGTACATGGAGGTACAAATGGCAGTAACTTTTAAAGGGCACCCAAAGGATGTACTAATGCATTACGTTGATGACGGGATAAAGGCAGTAAATTCTAAGGAAGAGCCTAAGTCTGTAGTATCGCCAACTGTGCTGTTTGAGGCTGTAGGGTTACCATCACTGAGCAATGACTTGGGTGCTAAGGGGATGTATGCCAGAGTAACTGCAAGTAGGGTGTACTTTTATAAGGGCATGGTAGTAGTGGCATCTGTGCAAATACCCTCAAATCCAGAGATGCATTTAAAGTTGTCGGCTGGGTCGGTTGACGGAGCACCTCCATCTTGGAGACTAGCTATGCAGGACAGAATACAGAAAGCACTTGTAGGACTAGATATTGAAACTAAGTACATCAGTACGGCGACCTCTACACTAATTGGTATTGATTATGGTGATATGGATAGCACTGATGTGAAAACTTACTATGACAGTACAGGAAAATTGGTAATGCAAAAGGAGAGCGATGTGTCAACCATAAATGTGTATAACAGTCTAGGAGACGCACCAGCTATTGCCAAGACAAGCCTGAAAGCGGCGACACATATCTACCAGCAAGTGACGTCCACGAGCAAAAACTCTGTGTATTACTTCTTGGCAGAATTAGAAAATGATTTAAGAATATCAGTAAGAAGGAACACTAACCTAAGCATTAGGGCTGAGGGCAAAGGTTTAACAAACCAGAAATACATAGAAGCCATGACTAGCCTAGGCATGAAAAAGTCAGATAGTGGTGACTATTATAGTGCGCACTACGGGGTGGCAGGGGATGTAAGTGTTTGTGAGAAAACTATAGGTGCATTGTTATGGTCACTTGGCCCTAGCAACATTATTAGGGTTGGGGACATAAGAAAGATTGGAGCGTCAGTATGAGAGAGTACAGCGTAGGGGACGTGATTACCTTTGGTAAGTTGTTTGTGTTCAGCGACTCACACGTAATTGGCACTATAACCAGAGTAAAGTCAAAGAAGACGGTTGACCTAGATTTAAAGTTTGAGGGGATATTCCTTCGGTCAGTAACATTACCAGTTGGAGCTTTAGGGGATGGCAAATGAGTACCATAGAAGAAGGATTTGAACACGTAGCCGATTGCCTTGGTATAGCTATTACCGTAAATAATGGAGTTCTACTCCGTAAGGAAGTATCGCGGTCAGCAAAGCTAAATGATAAAGTTAACCTATCAATGTATCTGACCCCAGTAGCCGTATTTGCTAATGAGCAAGTAGGGGTTCTGGTGAAGGCTTGCGGGGCGTTACATATCCTATCAGCGTATTATCCTAAGACAGGAAAATTAAGCGTATTTTTGATTGACGCGGCGAAGGGCAAGAAATACATATCTGACCTACGTGGTATAATAGATACACAGGATACCCTACGGGATGCGATAGACGCATTAGGTGATTCAGTATGTTCTGCATACCACTTGGAAAAAGGTAAATGGGAAAAACTACAATTGAATACGGGCGGTTAGAATGCTAATAGTATGGTCTGGGTCTAAGGTCAATGAGATACGTGATGTAGTAGGGCAGATTATCGCAACCACGTGTATACCACATGAGGTTAGAAAAGTAAGCGGTGGACCACCAGAGGTCAATGATAACGATGTGGTATTGGCATGCGGTGGCAAGGCCGTGGAGATACTGCAAAACATAGGACTAGTGCCCAAGAACAGGACAGTTGGTTCTCTCAGAGAAAAGGTAATAGTTGTAGAACCATCTAACCCCAATAGCGCCAAGATTCTAGTCACCTACGAGCCTTCTATTGTTGGTAAGGACTACTCTAAACTACCTGAGGTACAGTGGGATACACGTCTAGCATGTAGGCTACACAACAATGGAAACATTGAGCCAGTGATTGGTGATTACCGGTATGTTGATTCACTGCACGATGCTATTGGATTCATTGACGACAGCGAAGAACCAGTTGACGTAGCGGTAGACCTAGAGACTGTTGGTCTTGATGAGTATGACACAGATGCTTACATTGTATCCATATCATTCACCTATAAAGAGGGCGAGTCTGATGTTGTGTACTTCACTAAGGATGAGCACCCAGTAAAGCCTAGGGATGGGGTTCTATTCGACGACCTATCTTATTGGGAGCAGTTGTGGGTACAGATACACTGGATACTGACCAGTCCTAAGGTAAGAGTGCGTGGTGCTAACTTTAAGTTCGATAGCAGGTGGATGAACAAGAAGTGGGAGATGCAGTGCAGTAACTTCACCTTCGACACTTTGCTGGTTGGTACTTTGCTGGACGAGAATGTATCTAATTCGTTAAAGCTACATGCAAAGATTCACACTCCTTTAGGCGGTTATGACACAGAGGCAAAAGGGTACGATTTCTCTCGGGTAGACTTAATACCTAAAAATGTACTATTGCCCTACGCTGGCGGGGATACAGACGCCACTCTACGAGTAGCTAATGTATTCAGGGATAAGCTGTTGAAGAATGACAGGCTGGCAGGGTTCTACATGAACGTGTTGCACCCATCCTCACTGGTATTCGAGAAGATGGAGAGGAATGGCATAGCAGTTGATGTTGAGTACTACTCAAAACTAAAAGAAGAGCTACTAGCGGCAAAGGACAGGCTAGAGCAACTTATGGTTGGGTGCCTACCTACCAATCTATCTGTTAAGCATGCCACTAGGATAGAGAAGGCCTACTCAGAGGGAAAGAACCCTATGACACCTGCTGTGCTAAAGGACTACTTGTTTACTGATGAAGGTCTTGGATTAAAGCCATTGATGGTGACAGAAAAGACTAAAGAGCCATCCACTGCTGTTGACCACCTCATGATGTTCAGTGACAACAAAGAGGCAATGGAGTTTATCACCCACTACAAAGAGTATGGGTCGGTTACCAAAACCCTCAGCACTTATGTAATTGGCTTCTTAAAGCATCTACGCAGTGACGGGATGTGGCATCCTAGCTACATGTTATTTAGGGGTGGCTATGGCGACGACGATGATGACTCAGGGGCAACCACAGGTAGGACGTCAGCAAAAGACCCAGCAGTGCAGTGCCTTGTTGGTTCTACGTTAGTGATGACAAACTTCGGGTATTTGACCATTAGGGAAATTGTTGAGGGGTATGAGGACGGGGAGGATTATGAGGTACTTACCCACACTGGTAGGTGGAGAAAAGTAATAGGGGTATTTAGGAACGGTGTACAGCCTGTGTTTGGTATATCGTCTGAACGTGGTATAATAAAAAGTACAGAGAACCACCCATATCTAACTACTAAAGGGTGGGTTCGTACCGATAACCTTAAAGTAGGGGATATAGGCTATGCCATTAAAAGGGACTGGTATTCAACACAGGACTCAGAGCTATACAAGCCCAACGTATTACAGTTGGTCAGCAATGAAGAATCGGTGCACAAGCAAGACCAGCAAAGATTGGGAGAGGTACGGGGGCAGGGGAATAACAGTCTGTCAGAGGTGGATGGCGTTCAGCAACTTTCTGGAGGATATGGGGGAGAAGCCAGAGAAGGGAATGTCCATAGAGAGATTGGATGTGAACGGGAATTACGAGCCACAGAATTGCATTTGGGCAACTCCGAAAGTTCAAGGAGCCAACAAGGCAAACTCCAAGATGATAACTCACAATGGAGTTACAAAAACAGAAGCTCAGTGGGCAAAAGACGCGGGTATTACACGAGGGAAGCTTCACTACCGACTATCGAAGGGGATTCCAATGGAGTTAGCCTTGATGAAGGGGAAGGCATCGAACTCAGGATTTTTCAAGAAGCCATTATTACTGGAATAGAGCCTTGCGGTGAGGAGGAGACTTTTGACCTAACAGTAGAGGGTAGCCATTCTTTTGTAGCTAATGACTTAGTAGTGCATAACACTATACCTAAACATACGGTATGGTCCAAGAAGCTACGCAGGGCTATTATACCGCCGGAAGGCCAGACTATCCTACAGTGCGATTTTAGTCAGGGCGAGTTAAAGATTGCGGCCTGTGTAGCCAATGAGCCGACCATGATTAAGGCTTACTTGGAAGGCATTGACCTTCATGCTGTAACAGCGGCACAGCTTAATGGGTACGAATTAGAAGAGTTCCTAGAACTTCCAGAGGAATTGAGGGATGAGTTGCGGTCATCTGGTAAGGCTGGTAACTTTGGTCTTCTATACGGAATGGGGGCTAACGGATTTAGGGAGTACGCGGCGGCATCCTATGGTGTTCAGATGACAGCAGATGACGCTGTGCAAAAACGTGATGCCTTCTTTGCACTGTACTCTAGGTTGTTGGAGTGGCATGAAGAGGCAAGGCAGTTTGCTAAGGACAACATGGAGGTAGTATCCCCTCTTGGTAGAATAAGGCACTTGCCATTGATTAACAGTAACGATAACGCAGTACGAGCACAAGCAGAAAGACAGGCAATAAACTCCCCTATACAGTCCACTTTGTCGGACATGATGCAGTTAGCCATGGTCATCTTTGATGAAACTTATGGGCAAGATATTGCTAAGATGTTCTTGATGACACATGACTCAATAGCACTGTACATTCCTATAGGGCAAGAGGAGTTGTGGGCGGAGAGAATGACCACGATAATGGCTAACTTGCCATTGAAAGAGTTATTCGGGTGGGCGCCACAACTACAGTTTACTGCGGATGCAGAGGTGTCAATGCCAGATGCAGATGGGGTAAGAAGTCTAGCTTCTCTAAAGAAAATGAAGAACCTAAAAATGCCTAAGTAGCATTTGCAATCAATTGCACTAGCTATATTGCTGGGAGCACAATAATGATGTACCATCACCAGATGATAAATGTAAGGTACATCTATGAAGACCGTATGCCCCCACTGTGGTAGCATTAACGCAAGGTACGTGACAGACAGAGTTGATGTAATCCTGAAATGTTTATGTGGATACCACAGGGTTGTAGCAACCACGCTACAGGAAATGTCTATCGAGCATAGAGAGACCAGAAAAGAAATAACACTGCCTAGGCAGGGTAGCAGGTTATGGTACTGTTTGATGGCATTAAATACCATAAAGACAGGAACAACGGCATCCATACACACCACCATGAATAGATTGGCTAAAGAAGAGCAGTCAATGTCAGAGGTGGCTAGCCAGTTGACTGTACTACGGTACAAGGGGCTTGTATCGGTGCTAGAGAATAGAAAAGGAACATCTGGTGGTTCTGTTTGGGAGCTGACGGATGTGGCTAAGAAATTAACAGGTGTTAGTACTGAGAGGGCATCATGAATAACGCAATTAAGAAACCAGCAAAAGGTAAAATCATAATGGCAGGAAAAGTTGTTCGTAAGGCGGACACAAAAATTGCGGTGCCAGACTTACTATACCAAGAAGACGATTTTATTGACTACTACCTATCCACTAACGCTAAACAGCTAGGGGTAATAGTTCCGCCATTTAACCCAAAAACTTTGAAGGCACTGACCACAAGGAATAATGTACTGGCTCAGGCTATTGCGGCTATGAACGCTAACATTGATTCAACTGGATGGACAGCAGAGCCAGTTGACCCTCTGGAGAAAGATGAGACAGAGAAGGCGTATCTGGAGGAGTTCTTCTCGGAGCCATACCCTAATAAGAGTTTTACCGCAATGCGTAGAAGCTTGAGGGAAGACATAGAGGGCGTTGGCTATGGGATACTAGAGGTATTAAGGTCAATGGACAACGAGATTGTAGCCCTAAGGCACATAGATGCCACCACTATGAGGTTGTGCAGACTTGGAGAGGCAAGGGCAACTAAGAGGACTCTGAGGCGTAAGGGTAAGATAGTTGATTTTACGTTCATAGAGCGTGGTAGGATATACGTCCAGAAGGTTGGAACGAAATTTATCTACTTTAAAGACTTCGGAAATACAGACAAAATCAGCAGGTTGTCCGGGGAAGTAGTACGTGAGGGCGATACCACCGATTTGGCTACAGAGGTACTTTATTTCAAGTGTGAGAGTGACATAGGAACTCCCTATGGTGTGCCTAGGTGGATTAACCAACTTCCATCAATTGTAGGCTCAAGAAAAGCAGAGGAGTACAACCTAGACTTCTTCGACGCTGGTGGTGTACCTCCGGCAGTTGTGTTTGTGCAGGGTGGCACCCTAGCGCCTGATGTGAAGACACAGTTAGATGGGTTCTTCTCCAGTAAAGGTGCATCAAAGCATAGGGTTGCTGTTGTAGAAGTGCAGTCCTCTAGTGGTGACTTGAACAGCAATGGTAGCGTTAACGTTAGCACTGAGAGGTTTGGCGACTCTGCCTCTACGGACTCTATGTTCTCTAATTATGATAAGTCATGTGAAGAGCATGTTCGTGTTGCATTTAGAATACCACCGTTATTCTTGGGCAGGGCACAGGACTATAATTTTGCCACAGCCCAAACAGCCTACATGGTTACAGAGGCTCAGGTGTTTCAGCCAGAAAGAACGGAATTTGATGACGCACTAAACGTGACCATAATTAGGGCCATGGGGATTACTAAGTGGAAGTTCAAGTCTAATCCATTGACTATGAAAAACGTTGACGCACAGTTGAAGTCAATAGAGCTAGTTAAGACAATGGTAGACCCAGAAGAGCTTGTCGCCACTGTGAACACTGTATCTGGATTAAACCTTCGTTTCTCTAAGAAGGCTTTAGAGCTTTCTAACAGTCTGATAACAGCGGCAACAACTAGGTTAACTACCACTCAAGATGGTGATAACGTGAAGGCACAAGAGCTACAAAAGCTTGCCGGAGACTGGGCTGTATCGGTTGGTCTGGTGGAAGGCGATATTAGCGAGGCTGTAAAGAATAGCGTTGTAGAGGCCGTGCAGAATCTATCTGGAGACTCGTTGTCTTTGTTCAACTCCATCATATCTAACTCGGTTTTCGGTACGCCCACTTTTACCACTCATAAGGCAGAGTGTGGGTGCTCATCCTGTGCGAAATAAATGACTGTTAAGATAGAGACAATTTTACAGATAGAAGAGACATTAGCTAGGAGGCTAGTGTCAAGTATGCGCACATACATGGTTTCTGTTGTTAAGCAGTTACTAGTACTTACCGCCGATGGCAAATGGGATGAGGCGTATGGTGTGGCTACTGCCATTGATGTGGCTTCTGTACTGAGCGCTAACGATAAGATTATTGATGTCTCATCTTTCGCGGCTATGAAGTTCGGGGCATCACAGCTAGGTGAGCCTACCATAACCAAGGATAGCACCGAGGAGGTAAGGTCCAAGGCCAACTCTGCATTTGCGACTATGCTGATAAAAGCTACCCAAAAATCAATAAGCGATAGTTTAGTAAAAGACTTAGACGACATAAAAAAGTCTAGGATTGACGGTGCGTTTGAGGTTAAAAAGGAAGACACCATCCTACGACCATTCCAGTCATTTGCAGAGGATGCAGATGCATCGTTAAAAATGGCCTCTCAACTCCACACTAGCAGGTTGTCCTCTATTGGGTTCACCGCAGAGGCAGATATTAGGGGTGTGGCACGGTACAAGATAAACGAGCAACTAGACATCAAGGTATGTCCTGTCTGCGCTGAGATGCACGGTAAGGTATTTGAAGTTGAGGCGGCTAGGGAATCCCTAGAGACTATCATAGGTGTATCAGACTCAGAAGAACTAAAGACCCTACAGCAATGGCCCTCACAAGATACTAAGAGTGTAGAAGCTCTAAAGGTAATGAGCGCTAATGACTTGGTTAAAAAGAATTGGCACTTACCACCGTATCACCCCTACTGTAGAGGACTGCTAGTTGCAGAGTTTGCAGAGATTCCTGTTGTGCCTCTTGAAGAGGAGCCTAGGTACTTGACGGAAGACCCTAGTACACTACTAGAGTCTTTCATAGGTACTGATGTGTACACAGCGGCATTTGATTCCGGTAGCAAGGAGCTTGTCAAGGAAGGCATAGGCGATGTAAGGCTAGCGGCTATTCAGGACTGGCTAGGATACAACCGGCTACCAGTTATGGCCTATAAGCGGGAGATTGACGCAACTGTAAAAGCTGGCGGTATTGAGGTAATGAGAGGCCTAACAGCAACTGACACAATGACTGCTAAGGAATTGGTGGCGGAATTCAAGTCTGGAAGAAATTACGCTGGTCTTGGCGTGTACGGTAATGGCACCTATACCCTAACCTTCAAGGATGCAATATCTAGGGCTAAAGAGGCAGCCACAGAGGAAGAGGCGCTCGCTATACAGGAAAAAGCTAGGGTAAGTAAGAATGTGATATTCAATACCTACGCTAAAGGCATAAAAGATGGGTTAGTACGAGGTGTACTACCTGTATCTGCTAGGGTGATAGAGAAAGATAAGCTAGAGCAGTTACTGGCAGAAGATAAAGTTGTGATGGAGTACAAGTACAGGTACGAGCCAGAGACCCTAGCTAAGTTCCGCAGGATTACTGCTGACCGTAGCTGGTATGCCGCGCTCAAAGGATACGATGCTATTCATGTGGCCTCTAGGGACATAATGGTAATACTCAATAGGAATGTATTGCAGGTGCAACGTGGAGTTGTAGACATTAAGCATGTTAAAGGGGTTGAGCTATGAGTTTCGTCAGCGATAGCGGTAAGTACATAACACCCCACATGAGCAGATTGCTTGGGCTAATCGCACAGAGTCTCGATGAAAGAGACAGGCTAAAGCTTCAAGAAGAGTATGACACAGCAGAATCAGATAGTGATTTAGCTCACTGGGTTGTAGAGCATCCTATAAAAATATCCTCATAAGACAGTTGACAGGTAATAGCATAAGCTGTAAAGTTTGTGCAATCAATTGCACTGGACATAGCATGCATGAAGTAGTTTTAAAGGTGGCTGTAGAAGATGAACGCTTAGTGTTCGCGGAAGTCTACGCCCCTAACATCCTTGACACGGACGGTGAGTTTATGACCGCTCCGGAAATCAAAAAGGCCGCATACAAGTTTATGCAGTCTTTATCCCTAAAGAGCATTGATGTACAGCACGATAATAATCTTGTTGACGGAGCATGCGTTGTAGAATCATTTATTGCTAGAGCAGGAGACCCAGAATTCATAGAGGACTCATGGGTTGTTGGCATACACGTTGATAACGATGATGTGTGGGCGGCTATTAAGGCCGGAGAAATCAACGGGTTCAGTATGCAGGCAGAGGTATACAGGGAAGAGGCGACTCTTGAGATGGTTGTACCACCTGTAATAACCGGAGAGACGTCTACAGCAGAGGATGGTCACAAGCATGATTTTTACGTGACTTATGATGCAGAAGGAAATTTTGTTGGTGGTGTCACAGGTAGGGCAGAAGATGGGCACTCCCATAAGATAGTTCGTGGTACTATTACAGAGGACACGAATAGCCACCACCACATGTTCAGTTTTGTTGAAAATTTGGTGGTATAATAATTGTGCAATCAATTGCACTGTTGTTAGGAAGTAGTAGTATCTGTTAAATTTATCTTATTGAGGGATTGTTATGAGCAAAGTTACGGTTGATGCTGTTGAACTAAAGGACGCTAACGTAACCCACATTTCACTTGTGAAACGGGGTGCTAATAGAATTCCATTCAGGGTTGTAAAAGAAAGTCAGGAGACTAAAATGATTAACATTGATTTAAGCAAGGTGCTAAAAGGCGCGAAAGTAGAGGCTCAAGCTCCTGCTGTGGTAGCTCCATCAGTTGTCGCTTTCGTAGTATCTAAAGCTAATCTTACTGATGGCGTAATGACAGCGATTAAAGAAGCTGGCTACTCAGTGGATAACGTAGTTGCCCGTGAAGACGGAACTTGCGTTGTTAAACAAGGCGATATGGAAGTGGACTTTGAGAACGACTCTATCCTACGTATCAGCGAAAACTTAGTTGCGGTATGTAAAGGCTATGAGCCATACGAAACAGAAGAGCTAGGTCTGGTTGAGGTGATTAACGCTCATTCATTCTTCCCTTCACTTTACAATGCTTGTGATGCTTTACGCGAAGTATCTTATGAGGCGCTGAAAATGGCGGCAACCCCACAAGAAGCTGTTGCGGCACTTGGACCAATATTGGACGAGTTCAAGGGCTATATCCTGTCAATAGCGTCAGCGATTCCATCAGCGGTATTCAAGATGGACGATGCTGTTACAGAGGCCTTAGCAGTTAAAGAACAAACACCAGAAGAATCACTAGTAGTTCCTGAGACTACTGTAGCAGATGAATCTACAGAACTAGTAGTAGCTAAAAGTGATGAAGAAGTAGAACAACCAAAAGAAGCGCCTGACATGGCAACTCTTTTAAAATCAGCGTTAGATAGTGCTCTGGCCCCGTTACAAGAGGCCTTAAAAGCAGTATCAGATGCAGTTGATAATACTAATACCACCGTAACTGGGTTAGCCGCTAAGCATGATGAGCTGGCTACCAAAGTGGCGGAGGTTGATGTGGTAGCTAAGAAAGCGGCTACTACTATAAGTAATACGGTCATTGGCGGTGCTCATGATGACGGTGACGATGCCCCTACAGTAATTACGGGTAGTGTTACTAAATCTGAGTATGACTGGGAAGACACCGCTATTGCTCGTCAGCGAAACAAAAAGCAACACTAGTCGGCAAGTAGTTACAATAACTTAATGAAATAAGGAGTATTAAAATGAAGAACCAAGACATCATCAAGAAAGCCGACCTTGCGCTAGCTGACTTGAGTGCAGACGGAGGCTTATTGCTTCCAGAACAATCAGACCGTTTTATTCAGGTTATGGTTGATAGCCCTACCATCTTAAACAGCGCTCGTGTTGTTAAGATGTCTGGCCCACAACGAAACATTAACAAGATTGGCTTCGGCTCACGTATCTTGCGCCCAGCAGTATCAGGTTCAGCACTAATCGCAGGTGACCGTGCTAAACCTACTACTAGCCAAGTTCAGTTGAACACGAAAGAAGTGATTGCCGAAATCAACTTGCCCTATGATGTAATTGAAGACAACATCGAGCGTGGTTCTATCGGTGGCACATTACAACAAGGTGCTGGTGGTCTACATGACACTATCTTGACCTTGATTGCAGAACGTGCGGCCTTGGACTTAGAAGAGTTGATTCTCTTAGGTGATACAGCTTCTGGTGATGCATACTTAGCATTGTTAGATGGTTACTTGAAACAAGCTACAGCCCACGTTGTTAACGGTGGCGCGGCTACAATCAGTAAAGCCTTATTCAAAGCTGGTGTAAAAGCCATGCCTGATAAGTACTTACGTAACCGTAGTGCGTTGTCTCACTTTATCTCTGTTGATAACGAAACAGAATACCGTGATACATACGCTAACCGTAACACTCAACTAGGCGATGACCAGTTGCAAGGTAACAACAAAATCTTTACATTCGGCTCAGAAGTACGTGCAGTGCCTTTAATGCCAGCGGCAAAAGGCTTGTTCACTGACCCAATGAACTTGATTTTCGGTGTGCAACGTAAAATCAACATCGAGTTTGACCGTGACATCCGCGCTCGTACTTTCGTGATTGTGCTGACAGCTCGTATTGACGCACAAATCGAAGAAACAGATGCAGTTGTGTCATACACAAATATCGGTTAGTATAGTCATGCTAGTCTGACAGGAGGGTGGGGGATTAGTCTCTCACCCTTTTATTTTATACATAATCAAGGAGGCTGAAATGGCTATCAAGAAAGCAGTAGAAGTAAAAGATACACCTAAGGCAACTGGTGTAGCAAAAGAAGAGCAGTCTGGTAAGGACTGTATTGTTCTAACTAATTTAAGTACCTACATTGTGGGAGACTACCTATTTAAGAAGGGTGTAGCCTACGCAGTACCGGAAGAAGAGTTGTCAGCATTACTTAGCTATACAGACCCAGTTGGTCGTTTGGTATTTGATAAGGCTGTGGCAGAAGAATATGTAGACTATACAGGTCCTAAAGGTAAGGTCTCTGATGACACTGGTACAGCTATGACTGATGCAGACATAGTTATCACCCATGCACCAGTAGCAACCAAGGCAGTTGCTGGTGAAGCGACATCGGAAGAAGCAGAAACTATCACCATTTAATTGGAGTACTACCGTGGCTATTGTTAAGATTATTGATGCTAAAACTGTTATAGCTCGAATGGGCATACAGGACTATGATGGCGTGTCAGAAACAATAGCCTCTTCTATTCGAGCGGCTGAGTCTAGGTTTCAGGCTATACTTGATACTAGATTCGACCCAGTAAGCACCACTGATGTGTTCTTTGTGAGGGCTGATAAGTTTCCGGTAGTTGAGGACGGGTATTTCAGGCTACGTCTTAAAAGGGCTTTCGTTAACCCATCACTAGCTGTGGTTGTACATGAGTCAGAGACTATAGGAGGCACAACCACCGTTGTTAGTAGTGCCAATTACCTTATAGATAAGCAAAAAGGTATCGTGTACATAGCAGAGTCTTTTGCGAATAAGTACATACTAGTCACTTACGCGGCTGGGTTCTCAGATAGCAACCCACCACCTGACTGGCTTAAAGAGGCATTGCTCTCTTATATGCCTTACGCAATGAATAACCACCAGCCTACTAATAGGAACGATGCCCAAGGGCCACGACTCGCCAAGGTAGCCGACATATCAGGGGAGATACTAGCCCCATACATGCGAGGCACAGCATGGCACTATAGGCCGGTTGCATAATGTTCAAGCTTGCTATAACCACCCCTATATCTGGTCTAGCAGAGGCGCTAAAAGCTCTTAACAAAGAACTGGATACAACCCGTATAGAGGATGAGGCATCAGCCATGCTACTTAATAGGCTGAGGACTAACTTCTTGGCGGAGAGAACACCAGACGGGGTGAAATGGCCTGAGTCAAAAGCGGCTAAGAAGCGTAGGGCTTCTGGTGGCACAGGTACTCTATTCGCTAGTGGTACATTGTTTAGGTCAATACAGTTAACTAGGTTCGGGTCTCGCAGGGCTATAGGTACTGATGTATCTTATGCTCGTAAGCACAACGATGGCCTAGATGGAATGGTAAAGAGGCAGTTCCTTGGAGTAACAACTCAGGATGGACTGGACTACGAGAAGATACTGCTTAAAAGAATTCAGAGGGCCATAGGATGATTGATGCAATTGATTGCATTCGTGATGTAGAACAGCGGATGAAGGGGCTGGGCATATTTGGCGCCACTAATAGGGAGAAGGTTGTCACTGTTTATTCAGAGGATGACCTGCTTAGCAAGATGAAGTTTGCCGTTTATCCTGCATGCGGTGTTATGTATGAGGGCACTGTACGACAACCATCCGATAAGTCTTCTAGTGGTGCTGCGTGTATATTAACCGTAGCCTTAGTACTGATGATTGATGGTAACTCTGTTGGTAGCACTAATGACAAGGGTAACGTAGCGGCAGAGTACCTAGGATTGATGAGACAGTCATTCAAGAAGAACTGCGGTGATGCCCTTACAGGGCACAAGTGGGTATTCATATCAGAGATGCCTGTTGGTACTAGTGGTAACGTGACCATGTACTTGCAAAGATGGTCAACGTCAATCATAATTTAGTGGTTGTTCGGAGGGCAGAGTGGCTATAAAATTGTTTAATAGGGAGAGCATTATGAGTGGAGTAGTGGTATTATTGTCTTCTAAGCAAGAGGTAGGTGGCATAGAGCGTAAGGCTGGAACTACTTTAACAGTAGAGCCTCATGTAGCTAATAGCCTAATTCTGCGTGGTCTAGCCACTAAGGATGTAGGACACAGCCCTAAAGAATCAGCGGATGCAGATGTGGCTTCCAATGTATTGCTAGGCACGAGTAAGCGAAAAAAGTAACTTACCTAATTAAATTATTTAAGGAGTGAAGAAATGAGCACATTTGACGGTAATAACCACTACTACTCTGGTCAAGGGGTTGTAATGATTGGTGGGCGTGATGCATCAGGTAAGCCAACAGGCCTAGAACCAGTTGGTAACGTTACTGATTTGAAGCTGAGCGTTGCAACGACATCTTTAGAGCATAAAGAGTCAGAGTCTGGTCAGCGCGGTATTGACTTACGTTTGACCACAGAAACTAAAGTTACATTGTCTGCAACGTTGGAAAACTTTGTAGCCAAGAACTTGGCAATTGCCCTTCGTGGTGATTTGACAGCTAAGGCTGGTGCGGCAGTAACAGCAGAACCAGCTAAAGTATACTTCGGCAAGATTGTGCCATTGAAGTTCGTATCAGTATCAGGTCTTGTTGTTAAGCGCGGCGCTAATACGCTTGTTGAGTACACTGATGACTTAACACCATACGACTACAAAGCTAACTTGGCGGCAGGCTCTGTGCTATTCAATGATGGCTCAGTAACTGCTTTAGATTCAGGTGCGGCAACAGGCGGTGTAGTACCATCAGCAGTAACTGTTGGTGCAGACACCACTATAACAGTGGCTAACACTGCGGTAGCTGGCGACAAGGTAATCCTGTCTGGTTTCGCTGGTGCTGATGCGGCATTGCTAAATGACAAGGCCCATATAATTGTTAGTGCAACACCTACAGGTATTGTAGTTGAGACAGATACCTTAGGTAAGACAATTACAATAGGCACACCATTAGCGGTATTCGATGGCGCGGCAATCACATTTGATTACACTTATGCTGGTCAAAACATCGTGAATGCATTGACTTCCGGTACTAAAGAGCGCTACTTACGCTTTGAAGGCCTAAATACAGCGGATGACTTATCACCAGTTGTTGTTGAAGTGTTCAAGTTTGTTGTAGACCCTACAAAAGACTTGTCTTTAATCGGCGACGGTATTGCTCAGTTTGTGCTTGAGGGTAACGTTCTGGCTGATAACTTACAGTCAGCAGGTTCTAAATACTTTAAGCAAACTCAGTTACGCTAATACTGTTTCACTAGTTGTTCAGAAAAGGGGGCTAATACGCTCCCTTTTTTATTTGTCTATGGCATAATGTAGTCTCTAAAAACAAGGAGACCAAAATGAAGATTGTTAAACTAAGTGACTTAACTCCAATCAGTGCAGAGGTAGAGGTTGGCGACGGGGTAGGTATAAGGCTGTACCCACTGACCATGCTTAACCTAACAGAGTTGTTCTTGGAGGCACAGGATGAGCTTGTATCCCTGTATGCCCAGTCACAGCAACCAGAGCCAGACTTCACCACCGCCATTGTCACAGCACCTAGACTAGTTGCCAAAATTATCGCAGTAAGCGCTAGGTCTCCGGAAAGTATAGATGTGGTTCAGGGACTACCAGCGGCTACTCAGCTCATAGCAATATCCAAGGTATGGGAGATTTCTGCGCCAGACCCAAAAAAGCTGGTAGAGGCCGTTCTGTCTATAACAAACCAAATAGTGACAGCAACAGGACTACAATTGCCAGAGCAGAAGCCATTAGAGCAAAAAATAGAGAAGCCTTTGAACGGGACATCTCCACAGGCATAGGAAGGTTGATAAGTGGAGGGCATAGGCTATCTGATATATGGGGGTATAGCCTACGCCAGTTGTCTGCTTTCAATGTACTAGTGGGCGATGTTCGCACGGGGGAGGACAAAGCCCTTGCCATACTAATTAGGTACTCGCATCATTCTAGTGACAGTGATTTCAAGAAGTTCATAAAACAATTAGAGGTGTAGTGTGGCAGTACAGGCGGAACTACAGGTTGTAATATCGGCCATAAATAAGGCCAAGGGCGTACTCACGTCTGT